TGCAAAAACCCCTCCGCCCCTTCAAGAGAGGCCCTCCGGAGAGATGGCCGAGTGGCTTAAGGCGCACGCTTGGAAAGCGTGTGTGCGGGAAACCGTACCGTGGGTTCGAATCCCACTCTCTCCGCCACTATAGCCGGCGGCGCCGGATCTCCGGACGAACTCGGCGGCGGAAAAGCCCAGTATTTGCGGGCTTTTTTCATTTCAGGTTCGGACGGCCAAATCGGGCGAGCGGCCGATTTTTCTCCGAATGGGCGGTTTTTCTCCGAACCTCTGGACTGCGCGGATTCAGTACGGTTCTGAAAACGTTTTGATTTTAGTGGCTTGCGAGGGCTGGAACGCAGCGCATTTCGCGTTTGATGTTGGATGAGCGAGAAAACCTAACCCTGATGTACGTCGAATTGGCAAGTGTGCCGAGTACGCCAAGAAGCACGAGTTTCGCTCCGCACAACACCGCCCTGAAAGACATCTTCTGGTCTCACAAGCCACGAGCCCAACGAGCGCGTGTCGAAGCGTATGCCATCGTACCAGTCTCCTTGTCTGAGGCGAATTGGTCCGATTTCCCCCAAGGACCGCAATCTTGACACATGACGTCAAGTGACTTACTTGACGTCATGTGTCTGGAGGCAGCCATGAAACGGATTATCGACGGCCAAACCTACAATACTGAAACAGCGACCGAAATTTTCGTGGGAAGTGGCCATTTCCAATCGAGTGGTTGGTGGGGCCTGTATCAAACTCGCGCGGGCGCGTTCTTCACTATCGTCGTGAACCACGACGGCGAGGATGTTCTGGAGTTCGGACCTGTAAGCGACGAAGAGGCGCAAAAGCTTCTAGAAAAACACGCAAACCATCTTGTCGAAAAATACTTTGATGTTATCGAAGGCGGCAGTGCGGAGCGTCGGCTAACGATTCGTCTGCCGATCAACTTGGCGCGTCGGATTGAAAGCGCTGCTGAGAAGAAAAACGCTTCAGTGAACGCTTACGTGATGCGCGTTCTTGAACAGGCGCTTAATGACGACGACGCGGCGCGGATACAGCGTTCGTAAAATATACTTCTCTGCGAGATTAGACGGCTGATACTGCGGTAGCCGCAATGTATATCAAAAGCTCAATGATCTTCGCGGTGATGGCCGCTGTCTACGGTTTTGTGTTTGGGTTCGGATACGGCAATCTCCTTGAAGTCCAGTACGGGTTTCAGCTCAAGGACTGGCAGACGCTGGCGGGTGTGTTGGTCACCGTGGCGGCTGCTACGTTGGCGTACATAGGCGTACGAGGCACACAACGCATCAACGTCGTGATAAAGGAGCAGGACAGACTCGACGCATTACTGCCGGGACTCCGGCAGGTCAATGAGCTGCTTATTATCATTCGCGGACCACTGACCGCACTGAGAAGCAGAAGTTTGTACCAGGCCGGCGTTTTGTTGGACACCGCGATCCGCATGGACCCAATTGGATCGGTCGAACAAGCCGTTGGCCGTTTATTGCCTTTGGCAGACGATCATTTAAGGCGAGAGGTTACGGAGATCATCCTCGCTCTCAAAAGCCAAGCAGCAATGTTGAAGGTAGGAAAAGAAGAGGTTGACCGATACCGAATGGATGTAGCGAACATCCACACATTCGCTCCGGATCAGCGCGACAGCTTGCGAGATATCGCCAGACAAATCGAGGCAAGCTACAATCGAGAAAATGGGCATATGCAGAAGCTCATCATAGCTCTGGACAGATTTGCCGGCGTGGTGAAAGAGCGGATTGTCAAGGCGGAGCAACGACAGAAGACGATCCGCGGTATCGTTGATAAGTTCTTCAGCGAAGACTGAGGAGGTTGTCCGCGAGAGAGCCGATCGTAGATTAATCGCGCGAACCGAACTTGATGATACCGGATGGGCTGGCAATCATGCGTCTAATCGGCATCTTTCTACCGCTGCTTGGCTTGGCCTGAGCTGGGCGTTAAACGCCAGGTCGCGCATATATTTGCTTACGCACTTCGTTCCCGGGTCTTTTTTTAAATCGCCGCTCGCTTCGGCTCAATGCAACTGCTGCCGGACCCCTCATTGAAACATACGAGCGGTTGAATCGCTTGGGGGGTGGCGAGCGACGATCTGACAAGGGTATACCCCCACTACTTCGTTCGATACCGCCGAGAAGCCTGCATTTCTCCCGCCAATTCAAGCGATACACAGTCTGTCTACGCACCTCTTGACGTCAATAGGAGCTATGGCAACACCTGCTATTTTGGTTGGGACTACGGGCCCGGGAAGCCGCTGCGCGAACAGAACAGCAAATTAATTACTGACTTCGCGTAAAGTAGCATGCGACCTCGGCCGCTAGAGGGCGCGGTGGAGCTTGGGCCGCCTCCCAGCTTTCAGTGGGTGACTATCCGCTCCCCTGAAGAGATTTCGTCGTCTGACAAAGCGCCTTGCAATAGTTTTTCGATCTCCAGAGACAATTTTTGAGCCGCATTCTCCCAACTCAAGACCGACGAGAGATTCTCCCTCAGCTGCTCGGCTTGCCGAAATGCTGCTGGAGGGTCTTTTACAATCTTCTCAACGCGGCACGCCCAATCCGCAACGATTGCATCTGGATCAGGGCCGGTTACGTCGGCCACCCAGTCATTTGCAATACCAGTCACAACGGGAGACATGTCTCCTTGCAGCAAGAGCTGAGCCAAGCCACTTGCAGAACTGATGAGGGCAGGAATTCCAGCGGCGATTCCCTCCAAGGCGGAGAGACCAAAGCCCTCCGACCTTGATGGCATAAGCACAACCGACGAGCCGCAAATATCGCTGGCAATATCTTCTTCAATCTGAGTGTAGGGCCTGCAAGTCACGTAATCTTCTGCGGCCTTGTAGCCCTCAATGGCCCGAATTTCGTCATCGACAACATCTACGGTAAAGCCTCGCATGATCAATTGGGGGCGCGTCCAGGGTTTGCCTGGCCAATTGGAGTTAATCTTGCCGATCATCCGGCACGCCAGTGGTGCTCCCTTTAGTACAGGATCTTCGAATCTAGCTATCAAAAGACAGTTCACTCCGCGCTGTTGCGCAGGATTTACAACATGTCCGATTAGCGTCGAACTGAGTCCAGGCCACATTTCAACGACAGGCACGTCTGCGCGGCTTAGCCGTCCACTAATGTGCTGAAAGATTCTTGGACCAATCGCGACTACTAGGTCTGCCGACTTGCACTGCTCGAACTGAATTTGACCCTTCATAGCGCCTCTCAATACGGATTGCGGGCCGCGTGTCTTATGCCGCTCGATCTCCTCTGGTAGCGTATGAATGAAGTGAATGTAGGGTACGTCGTACACGTCGTGAGCGATATGACGAGCTGCCGTCCCAGTAATATGGTCATGGCCAATAACGATGTCCGGCTGAAATGTCCGCAAATCCCTACCTGAGAAAAGCAATAGCTGCATGATTACGTCCGTCGGCTCCGGATACGGATCTTTGCGCGGTGTCACAAGCCTTACGTTTGTCGCTATCGCGTGATTAACCTCCTCGCTGCTAGCGCTCGCGACAAGGCACACCACCTCGTGCCCTAGCTTCGCGAGCGCAACGCACAATTCTCTGTTTACCGTAGATAAGCCGCCGTGCCCCGAGCGCCATTCTGTTGCAACCGAGAGAATTCTTCTCGTAACAATTTTGGGCGGTTTGGGTCGCTCAATCTCCTCAATCGTTGCAGCAGGCGTGTGGCTCAATACCTCATCAATGCCCTTGAAAGTTTGAGAGCTAGCGTCAGCGACATCACTAAGGGTGGCCTTCGTACTGCGCGGAGGCTCGATCGGTCCAAGCAAAGCAATCGCTGAAATGACTTCCGACGGCTCCCTGAGCCTCCATGAGGTCGCATCGAACGACCGGCGCGCGTCTAAGATGTGGTACTTCAACCATGGCGCCTGCGCCACTTCTGTTGCGATGCGCCTTACAGCCGCGACGGCAGATGACGTTCCCATTACGGTTAGACGTCTAAGTGCGGCACCGCGCAAGTAATCAATCTGGTCATCCGCCCCAACCCATCGAGCCTCGCCGTTATCCCCTGCCGGAGGGGGAGCTTCTTTGTAGGTCCAGATAAAAAAGTCAGCGAGATCAGCTTCCGTCATCTTTAACACGAATGGAGAATTGAAATCGAGCGATTTTACAATTTGAAGCGCAAGGGGGGCGTGTGTGTCCCTAAAACGCACGAAGCGAGGCCAGACAGCAGCCGGATTACTTTGCAATAAACTAGAAACGCCTGCGACGAACTCTGACTCCGAATATGTTGTGCCGTTCGTATTCGGCTCAGAGTCTAGGTCTCTTAGCAAGGTGTCCACAGCCTGCGGGAATGACTTGCTCGCTAGCTGACTTATCAAAGATTCGCGAACGTTACCCGGTTCAAGCTTGCTAAAGGCGGCCCACATGAAGGAGCCAAGGCTCTCGTTGTAACTTTTATCGAGAAGGCGAAGAGCATGCTTGGCGTCATGCTCCGACGCACTTCGGAAAAGTATTCTTGCAAGCGAACGCAAGACGCGCTCAGGGGCTAATTCATATGCCCTTGCCGCAATTGTTTCATTTGCCTCTAGTCCGTTCTGATTCTCGTTGAATGATACGAAGATGCATGAGCACCAGTTTCTCCAAACATCGACAGAAAGAGCATCAAATTTATCTTGTGCCAGATTCAGCAGTAGTCGCATTGCGCGATAAGCAGCGGCAGCAGGTCGATGGAAGGTGCTTCTGCCCAACCAGGAGGAAGACTGAAGTTTGTTCTCTGTTAGATAGCGGATAGCCGCTACGAGAAGTCGATCTCGCATCGCATTTGGGATCGCTGCCCATAGCTTCGTCGAGGTTAGGTCGGACCTAAACTCGTGGTCGAGACGCCCTCTTTCATCTGCAAAGAATGCTAGGTTCAGCTCCCACCATCCAAAGCTGTTTGCCAGTTCCACCTGCTGCAGTCTCTTCTCGACGGCGCTGAGGGCGTCGAAGCGCTGCTTTTCGGCCTCGGCCAACCTGACTTGTCTTCTTTCGTGGTCTTCCCTCTGCCATTTTGAGGTGGCGGAGTTAACCTCACAGCTGAAAAGAGATGTTAGTCCGGTAGCAAGAGCGCTTGACCGTTCTGCGGCGTCCCAAATCGGGTTCAGTTGCTCGATGTCATTTCTCGGGATGACAGCGAGAATTAGCTGCGCAGCAGCTTCTTCAGGAAATTGAGGACGTGGCGCGCGAAGGTGATCCAGCATCCACGGCAGGTCGTCAAGTGTCACGAAGGGGAATGGAAATGCGAAAGCAAGCCAAGACCAATTTGATGATTTATTTAGAGCAACAATTTCCTCAACAAGCAGGAGTCGGCGCTGCCCGCCGCGCGAGAGACGCAGCAGGAAGTCCTTCGCGTCCTCTTCGAGGATAGAATATTGAGCGCTCGAAAATAGATCCAAGAAGAACGTGGCGAGCGAGCTTCGCACGGTCGGACTATCGGATCTGTCCCATACGCGATCAAGAAACTTAGCGATGGCTGGGCTCAAAGAGCGACTGCGTTGGTCCTCTGAGGCGACAACCGCAATCCATTGCAATACTTCGTGTGCTTCCTCGTCCGTTAGCTGTGGAACCTCGAGTCTCGAGATGAAAAGAGTATACGAGCCAATCCAGCTGCTGTTCTTCTCCGGCGTTAGCGCATTTAGCAATTCACGAACCGAGAGTTGCTTCGGCCAGAGGGCCGTCAGTGCCAACCCCTTAAGTTCATCATTTTCATCAGCAGGATTGTTTTCTATCAGCGGACGTAAGCGCGAGCGAACTAGCTCATTGCCAACCTTTGATACCGCAGCTGCGGCCTGCGTCCGAATGCTAAAGGTTTCCGCAGGGTCGAGCGATACGTTGGCTAGAACATCCTCTATGCCTACTCCACCATTCTCTTCTGCAATATCGATGGCAACTCGTCGAACAACAACGCTCTTTTCTTTATCAAGGATGTATGGAAGGAGCTGCTTACCTAGTTGAGGGTGACTAAGGCGATCATATCTAAGTCTGTCTTGTGCGTTGAAGTCATGCAGTTCAGCGCGATCAAACCGGAGCAAGAGCCCGCCGACGAGCATTTCTCGTGCCTGCGGTGATGCTGAGGCGACATCGCTACGAAGAAGGATATCAGGGTCGGTTTCAGCGAGCGCGTTGAATATGGCGTCGTCCATGCTCGCAAGCCAGGCGGAAACCTCCCGTAATTGCGGGGGGATCCGTCGGTCTTCGGCAGAGCGCAGAAAGTTCAAAATGTTGTGAGGGCCGAGTCGACGCTCGATTAGATAGTAAGCGGCCAGAAATTCAGCAAATGTTTGGTGACTCCATGCAAAGAGCGTGTCGCTCACCGGTGTAAAGAGGGGGGAGAGCAAAGCGTGGTGAAGCTCAATGTTTCCGACCTGGAAGGTCCCGTTGGATGCCGGCTCATAGCCTCCTGCTATTTCAGAAATTGCGACCACACGTCCTGCTTTGGTTGCGTGCGCATCGATTGATATCTCTGTGCTATTCGAGAAAAGTGATGCCGCGCCAATCCTGGCTGCGACAATCATCTTCGAGTGCGCATCGAGGGCTGAAACTGGTCTATGTCTATCAGCCGTTTCGATAGACATAAGAAGCGCATCCCGATATAGCCGTGCCCTCTGCGCAGGAAGGTCTGAGCTCTGCGCAAATACGTCGAGGAGCATGTTAAGCGTAACTGGTCGTCGCGTTAGAGCATCGAGTTCGCGACGTTCAATCTGAGACAGAAACGCTTCGGAAAGGGCGGGTGGAAGTTCCGAGGTGGCTACCCGTATGTCTGTGTCGCTCAATTCTTGAAGCTCATAGGTCTTCGTATTCGACGCGCCCCAGATTTCTTTTAGGGCGGCCTCGATTGAGGACGGCCATTCTGCCGAACGGCAAGTCAGCCGAAGTCTGACGTTGCTTAGATCTTGGATAGTAGATAACTTTCGAAAGACTGAGGAGATGCCGTCCTGTGATTGAGTGATTTGTGGCAGCGATTCGTCGAGACCGTCCAGAAAAAGGTTCCAGGTTGCGCTTCCTAGTTGAAGTTGCCTAGCTTTCGATAAAACGACCGATTCAAGCTCATCTATGCTGGTGATGCGGCCCAGAGAGACAATGTCCGCGAAATCGCCGTTTCCGATGGCGTTTTGTGCCTCCAGCCGAATCTCGCTCGATTTCCCGAGACCTGGCGCTCCGAGCAACACTAGGCACGGAATATGCCTAAGGGACGAGAGGCTTACGCCCTCGCGCTGCGCTCCGGATCGGGTAGCTACAGCGTCCAGCTGACGCCAATGCCGCTGCCAAAGGTGGAAGTGCCGCGACTTCATCAAGGCCCCCTTTGCAACCATCAGGTGATATGGTGCTACCGCTCGACCAATATGTCGAGACCGTCTCGTTGCCAACTAATCTTTGGGCTGATCGCCAATGTTAGCCGAGAAGGGTGTGCAGAGTGCTCCAGCTCACGCCCGCTGCATGCTTAAGATCCTCTGCTGCGGAGCCACCTGCGTCCAGAAAAGTCCTTTGGGTGGGCGGACTTCCGAAAAGTCACTCCCGAAGGTCACGTCGCGCGGTGGTCGTTGGGTTAGCGCAGATCGCCTCGCGATCCGCAGGACCGGCTTCGATCCGAGCGAGCAGGATGATCCATTGCCTGATTGGTAGACACTTGAAGGCAGGATCAATCTTAGCGCTATAATTGTCGACATACCGGTGGCACGAGCCATGGCCATACGGGCGTGACGCATTCCGGACGAGGTGATTGCTGGGCTCGACGTGACGATACCTGCGAAGTGATTTAAATGAAGTTCGATCGGAGGACACAAGTACGTTCCTGTTAACACCCGAATGATGTGTTGATGTGTCTAGAGGTATAACTCCCTAGTCGTAGCTGAAGCCATCACCGTTGTTCGTCCCCACGAAGTTCTATTACATTTGGTTGGGAGTTGGAGGCAGAAGGATCGCACCCACATGTTCTACGACGCCGAGCGCTCCGCGGGTACACTTTGGCTAAAGCGCTTGCAAAGCTAATTTTGCGTACTACGTGGTCCGCCTGATGCCAAAACTACCGTGGTCTCTCCGATAGTGACGGGCCTTGTAATTCCCACTCCGCCGGCAGTGGTTTGAGCAGATCATCCACCTGCATAGTGGGAGGCTGCCGGCCATCCACGATCGCCTCGATGATGTGGGGGGCGAGCAGGGTCAGTCGAAGAATCCGGCTGACGTAGGAGTCGTTGACCTTCTCGGCCTTGGCGAGTTCTGCCGCGGATGCGTATTCGCCAGTCTCCAGCATTTCGCGCCAGCGGTGGGCGCGGACGACGGCCTTGAGCAAGGAATGGTCGACGCGCGGCGCGGGCGACCACGGGACCGAACCCGGGGGTGTCAGGATCTGCTTCCGGCCGGCCCGCTGGCGAAACCTGACGGGCACACGAATGGTGACGGTTCGCCCATCCTTGCTGACGCTGATCACGGGCGATGGGATCGCGGTGGTCATGCGGCGTCCTGTTGCCCGCCGGATTTGGCGGTGAGTTCGGCGACGAGCTTGCCGATGCCGTCGATTTGCAGTTTGACCTCGATGCCGTCGGCAGCGACATCGACGCGCTCGACCAGAAGCCGGACGATGCGCGATTGCTCCGCCGGAAACAGCTCGTTCCAGAGCGGCTCGAATTCGACCAGTGCCGTGCGCACCTCGGCCTCGGTCAATTCCGGCAACGTCTCCCGCGCCTGTCGCCACGTCCTGACGATGATTTCCGGAGAGCGCAGCAGGATGCGGACCTGATCGACGACGATGGTCTCGACCTCCGCGGCCGGGACCCGTCCCGCTGGCATGTCGGTCCGAGCCAGCTTCAAGATCGTCTGGCTCACGTAATAGCGGTAGAGCATTCCCTTCCGGCGCGTATGGGAGGGCGACATGGCGGCGCCGTCAGGACCGTAGATCAGCCCCTTCAGAAGCGCTGGCGTTTGGCCTCGCACCGCTGCGGATCGCTTGCGACGATCGATCTGCAGGTGCGCCTGCACCTTGTCCCAAATCTTGCGATCGAGGATGGCTGCGTGCTCACCGGGGTAGCTGACGCCCTTGTGGACCGCTTCGCCGATATAGACCGGGTTGCGCAGCAGCTTGTAGAGTATCCCCTTATCAACCAGCTTGCCGTATTTGTTGCGAACGTTCTCCTGTTCGAACTGCCGGGCGAGGATCGTCGTCGAACCTGTTTTCAGGAAGCGCTGGAAGATCGACCGGACCAGTTTGGCGTCAGCGTCGTTAACGACCAGCTTGCGGTCACGGACCTCATACCCGAGCGGCGCCCAGCCGCCCATCCACATGCCCTTGCGGCGGGAGGCGGCGAACTTGTCCCGGATGCGCTCGCCGATGACCTCGCGCTCGAACTGGGCGAACGATAGCAGCACGTTGAGGGTCAACCGACCCATCGAGGTCGTCGTGTTGAACGACTGGGTGATGGAAACGAACGTCACGTTGTGGCGGTCGAACACCTCGACCAGCCGGGAGAAGTCCATCAGGGACCGCGACAGCCGGTCGATCTTGTAGACCACGACAACATCGACGCCTCCAGCCTCGATATCGGTCAGCAGCCGTTTCAGCGCAGGCCGCTCCAGCGTTCCTCCAGAGAAGCCGCCGTCGTCATAGCGGTCGGACAGCAACAGCCAGCCCTCCGCGCGCTGGCTCGCGACATAGGCCTCGCAGGCCTCGCGCTGGGCGTCGAGGGAGTTGAACTCCATCTCCAACCCTTCCTCGGTCGATTTGCGGGTGTAGACCGCACAGCGGATTTTCCGGACCGGCGCGCGGACCGCGCCCGCGCTGGCCGAGCGGCGTTTGTCGCGGACGGGTTGGCTTCTTGCGCTGCGCGATGCCGGGTCCGGTTGCGGGGATCGAGTCATGCCGCGCCTCGGCTGTTCTTCAGGCCGAAGAAGACCCAGCCATTCCAGCGCGAGCCGGTGATCTCGCGGGCAATTGCCGACAGCGATTTGTAGGGCCGTCCCTGATATTCGAAGTGATCGCCGCGCACGGTGACGCAGTGCTCGATGCCCTGCCATTCGCGGATCAGCCGGGTGCCCGTGACCGGCAGCCGATCGTTGCGGGCTTTCGGTTTGGCGGCAGGCTTGCCGTTGCCATACTGCTTGGCCAGCGCCCGCAACCGCTCGACGGTCTCCTTCTTCAACCCGCCATAGGCCAGTTCCTGAATGCGATAGGCCAGCCGGCTTTCCAGGAAACGCCGGTTGTAGGGCGGCGGCTCGGCGGCGAACAGCTCGCGCCATTGCTGCTTGAGTTGCGGTGCCGGTAGAGTTTTCAGCGCCGCGATCCGAGCCAGTACGTTGTCCTTCATGAGTCGCCCTCCAGAGAATTCCGGTCGGCATGACTGCTCTGGTGGCCGGGACAGTCGAGTGAACTCTCTCCGAAGTTGCGAGATAAAGGACTGGACTTCCGGGCCTGGAGCCGTGTCAGCCCGGCGACCAGGATCTCGGCGATCTCTCCGAGCCGTTCGGAGGTGGACATGGCATCGGGACGAAGTGCGCTGCTCATCAAGCCGAAGTCGGTGTCTTCATGGGATCAGACCCTAGGATGACACGGTCTCTTACGCGTTCGTAAGCAGTTTCAACGCCTTGTCGAAAGGATGCGGCGACAATGGTAGGCCGTCGCAGCCGCGCGAAGGGCCACTGATGATCAATTCAGCGCCGCTGCCGGCAAGATTCGACTCGACAAGACACCCGAGAACAAAATAAGAACTTTGCGGCGGTATTTTGCGACCTTCCTCTCACACAGGTGCGATCGGAAGTTGCAGGTTTGCATAAAGGAGCAAGAGGCGTGTCTGGGGAATCGTCAAGCTTTGGCACATTCATTCGAGAGCGCCGCAACCAACGCGGCCTGACCCTGCTGGACGTCGCGGCCGCCCTGGAGATCTCGGTGCCGTACCTCTCGCGGATCGAGCGCGATCGGGAACGCGTGCCGCGTGACGAGTTGATCGAGCGCCTCGCTCAGATCCTGGACATTCCGGAGGACGAGGTCTTCGCCGCCGCCCGTCGGCTGCCTCCCGATTTGCAAAGCAGGGCTTCAGAGGTCTTTGCACTCTATCGCCGCGCCTCACGCTGAGAGTTGGCGATGTTGACGTTGAATTATCCTCACCTCCGGCCGTCGCTGGAGCCAGCCAAGCTGCGCCGAGAAGAAATCTGGCAAGTCGCCGAGACCGCGCGCTTGCAGATCGGCGGGCTTGCGCCGCGGCCGAAGATCGAGCTTTCTCGGATTGTCGGACGCGCGCAACGCTTCATGGTGAATGGCCTCGCCTTTGAGGCCCACTGGGAAATCGGGCGATCCGTGACAGATGAGGCCGGTCATCCCGTCATGGGAGCGATCGAGTACGATGAGAGCTGGCCGTCGGCAGCGATGATCTACGTCAACGGCGAATTGATCGGCGATCGCGAGGACATCGCGCGCAGCACGGTCGTCCACGAACTCGGTCACGCCGTCTTTGATGCGCCCTCATGGATCAAGTGCGGCCAGTCTCGGCCGCGTGGGGAAGGCGCCGCTTCCGCGCTGCATTTTCAGCAGTCGGCCCCAGCTGAAGAGGCAAGCGACGGCGGGATGGATTGGCCGGAGTGGCGCGCCAATGAGTTTATGGGTGCATTTTTGGCGCCGCGCCGGCTTCTGCATCTGCGGCTGCACAAGCGTGCGGCGGGACTGCGGATTCCCCTGATCGAGGCGCCGCACTCCGACGGCCTGCCGGTCGTCAACGGCCGCAAAGCCGGATTCGATGCAATCGAAACGCTCGCCATTGAACTGGCCGAACTGTTCGGCGTCTCCATTCCCTTCATGCACGTCCGCTTCCAGAAATATGGCCTGGTGACTGCCGTCTAGCCTTGTCACCGCAGCCCGAAGAGCAGGAGTAACAATGGGGTTGCCGCCAAAAAGCTATTTCCACCTCGATGAAATCGCCAAGTGCTGGGGGGCGTCGATACCCGATCTCGCGTGCTACACGCTCGACGGATTGCTGGAGATCGCCGTGATGACCATCGGCACCCGCGTCGAGACCGGCAGGTTCGAGGTCAGCAACCGCGGGATGGTTCGAATTCTGGAAGCCCAGAGGATTCTGCACGGACCCCAAGGAGTCGTCTCATCCGATCTCTGGCCGATCTTTCGTGCCGGCTCCGGCTCAATTGCGCGCTTCAAACCTACCGCCCCCGATAGCTTCGTCGATCTTGCGCCGGATGTGCACCCCATCCGGGTCGGAATACAGGACCTGCTCGTTACGAGAAGGGAGCGTCAACGGTTTGAGGCCGCACATGGGCTCGGTGCCGGTCACCCGATCGAACAGCCCTCCGAACCGGCAACGCAGGATCGTGAGTTTCTCCATCGCAACAATTACGCCGAGGTCGTTCTCAACGGCGAGATATTTCGGCTCGGCATCCTGCAGGCATCGGTTGTCCGCGAGCTTCATCAGGCGGCCCAATCGGACAGTCCATGGCGCCATGGGAAGGAGCTTCTGACGAACTGCAATGCCTCGACGATGCGGATGGTCGATCTGTTCAAGGCCAAGCGCAACTGGCGTACGCTGATCGCCTCCGATGGACGCGGCTACTATCGCCTCAACATTCCCGACCGCCCCGCGGCGCGGCCTGCGCATCGCGCCTATCGGCGGTTCAGGATCAAGATTGCTTCGTGAGAATTACTCCAACGAATTTGTGGACTCGATAGTACGCAGCCAATCCGATGTCTCAAACGGGCAAAACCGGGCACCAAACGTTCGGAGAACACGACCTAACCGGACGTGGCACGGACGTTCAAGATTGGCGAAATGACCCACCGCGGATATCTGAATCAGGCGGAAATCGTTTCCATTGTCCCTAGGAAAATCGGGATAAGTCATTAAGGGCATGAGTAGGTAGTATCAGGGTCCTTGTGCGCCACCGAGAAAGAAAGCCTCCTCAATTGCCGACTTTTCTGAATTTGACCAAGCTGAACGTGCCGATACCGCTCGTTCCGACGAAAGCGAAGCCGGCGAAGGTGGCCAGACTGCGATACTCGGCTTCCGTCCGCTCGCGGCCGCCAGGTCCCCGCAGCATGTTTAGGTCGCTCATGGCGCAGGAGCGGGCCTCCGTCTCGGCCGTGGCAAGCTCCGGCATGATACGCTCGATCATGATCAACGTTCCGCCGGACGGCAGCGCACGCCTGCAATTGCGCAGAATGACCTCGCAACGATCGTCTTTCCAATTGTGAAGGATGCTCTTCAGCAGGATCGTGTCGGCGCCGCCCGGAACTGCTTCAAAAAAACTGCCAGCGACGAACCGGCAGCGATCGGCGATGCCAAGCCGATCAAAATGCGCATGCGCCTCCGGTTCGCAGCGTGGAAGGTCGAAGGCGATGCCCTCAAGATGCGGGTTGTGGAGCAGCACGCCGCCGAGCAACTCGCCGATGCCGCCACCTAGATCCATCACCACGCGCGTAGCTGCGAAGTCGTAGGCTGCAACGATCTGTGGAACGACCGTCCGGGTGAGGCTGACCATCGCGGCGTTGAATCGACGGGTCCATTCCGGCGCACTACCGGTGGCGGTATAGCGATCATCTCCGTCGCCCCGCAGCTGGGTCGCGGTCTTGCCGGTGCGAACAGAATCGACCAGGCCGCTCCAGGACGGTACGAGCATCTCGCCCTCAAAGAGAATCCAATCCTTGAAGGATGGGTCGGCGGTCCCGTCGAGCTGCCGGCCGAGATCGGTGATTGCAAACCGGTCCCCGTCGGTCTGCCTGCAGAGGCCAAGTGTCGTCAGGCCAACGAGCAGTCTGCGGAGAGCGCTTTCGTCGGCGTCTACGAGCCTCGCGAGTTCGGCTGCTGATTTCGAATCGACGCCGATGGCCTCGGCGAGATCGAGTTTCGCCGCCGCATAGATGACGGCGGTGATGCGATGTGACTGCACAAGATCGTGGACGGATATTTGCCGGCTCATGTATTCCCTCCGATAGTTTCAAGGCCCGCTTCAATCAGTCGGGACAAACCCGGTTGCCTGCACGATCCCCTTCCAGCGCTCGGACTCGGATGCGATCAGCCTGGCAAAGTCACCCATCGCAATCGCGTCGGGCTCGACACCAAGCTTTGCCATGCCTGACTTGACCTCATCAGCACGCATGGCTGCCTGGATCGACGTATTGAGCTTCTCAACGACCGGCAGCGGCGTCTTCGCCGGAACGAAGAATCCATACCATGTTAAGTCCTCAAGCGCCGGATATCCCGCCTCCCGCACTGTCGGCACGGCGGGAACAAACGGGCAGCGGTTCGGGCCGGTGGTCGCGAGCGCACGAAGATCACCGGACTGGATCAGTCCGAGCGAGCTACCGACCGGCATGATGGCCGATGCGATCTCGCCCTTGACCAAATCCTGAATTGCGCCGTTGCCCTGATAGGGCACGTGAAGAAAATCGAACCCCGCAGTGTGTCCGAGCGTCGCGCCGAGGAAATGCAGCGTCGTTCCGGCGCCTGCCGTCCCATACGTCGCGAACTTCGGGTTCGCCCGGCACCAAGCGACAAACTCCGCGACGGTCGTTACGTCCGCAGGTACTTTCGGACCGACCGTCAGCAGAGTCGGGGTCGAGGCCACGGTCGACACGGGCGTGAAGTCCCGCGGCTGGTATCTCAGCGTCTTGTAGACGTGCGGAAACAGCATCATGAAACCGAGCGGAGCGAACAGCATCGTCGATCCGTCGGCGTCTGCCGTTTGCACCGCCTCCACCGCGATGCGACCGGCCGCGCCGGGCCGGCTCTCCACCACGATCGTTTGGGCATAGTCGTTCATTCGACCCGCAACGAGCCGCGCCAGCGCGTCCTGCAGTCCAGGCGTGAAGCCGGTCAAAATGTGCACCGTTCTCGCAAGCGGCTGTGCGAGAACTTCCGGCACGAGCCACGCGGCTGAGATCGCGGCACCGGCCGCCGACACGGTCAATAGGTTACGACGCGTAATCATCACCTGTCTCCCTGATCCATTTTGTATCCGCGCGGGTTCCACCTCCGGATGTACCACGTCAGGGATGGCCGGGCTTGGTGGCAGGCTTACTTTTTCCTTACCGGCAGCTTATTCTTGCGCCGGCCCAGGTATGACGATCGACCACAGTCCCGGGGAAGTGGTTTGCGCTATTTCTTTGAGAATTTTTCCTTCGATACCGACCAGCGCGAGTTGCGTCGCGGCATGGATGTGGTCGCGATCGCCCCACAGGTGTTCGACCTGCTTGACTATCTGATCGGAAATCGGGAGCGCGTTGTCAGCAAGAACGACCTGATCGACGCCATCTGGCAAGGCCGCGCCGTCTCGGACGCAGCGCTGACCACGCGCCTCAATGCGGCGCGGAAGGCGGTAGGCGATTCCGGAGACGAGCAGCGCCTCATCAAGACTTTCCCTCGCAAAGGTGTCCGCTTCGTTGCCACCGTGCGCGAAGCGCCCGGACTGACGGCAGCCGCTAGCATGAGCAGCCTGCCAAGTCCGGCCCTTGGCAAGACGTCGCTCTTGGTCCTGCCGTTCGCCAATCTGAGCCCTGAACCTGAGCAGGACTATTTCGTCGACGGCGTGACCGAGAGCCTGACCACGGATTTATCGCGGATGGCCGGGATCCACGTAATAGGTCGTAACACCGCCTTCACATTCAAGGGGAAGCGTGTCGATCTGAAGCAGATCGGCTTCGAACTCGGCGCTCGCTACATCCTGGAGGGGTCGGTTCAGCGAGGTGCGAGTCGGATGCGCATCAACGTCCAGCTCATCGAGGCCGAAACCGGCAACCACCTCTGGGCCGAACGCTTCGACAAACCGATCGCCGACCTCTTCGATATGCAAGACGAGATCGGCGGCCGTCTTGCCAATCAGCTGGGGACTGAACTGGTCGCGGTGGAGGCACGGCGCGCGGCGCGGGCACCTAACGCGGATTCGATGGATCTGTATTTCCAGGGCATGGCGAGCGTGAACCGCGGATCGGCCCCTGAGAACCTGGCGCAGGCGCGACATTTCTTCGAACAAGCTCTCGACCGAGATCCAACGAACCTTGACGCCATGGTCGGCATGGCATTCGTCGATACCACGCGAGCTACGTCCATGCTGATCGACCGGACGGCGCCTCTGCGGGCTGTCGAAGCGTCATTGGCCAAGATACTTGCCCAGGCGCCAAATTACGCGATGGCCCATTGCCTAATGGGCGTCGTCCAGATTTTCACCAAGCGTGCCGTTCAGGGGATTGCCGAATGTGAGCGGTCTTTAGCTCTGGATCGGAATTTGGCTGCCGCTTACGCGTGGATCGGGCTTGGCAAGTGCTATCTGGGTCGTGCCAAGGAAACTGAAGCCTGCGTCATGGAAGCATTCCGGCTCTCTCCGCGCGACAACAGGGCCTTTTCCTGGATGAATGCAACGGGCGTAGCGCAGTCATATCTTGGCGCCGATGAGGCGGCTGTACACTGGTTCAAGCGCTCCATCGAGACAAACCGGAACATTGCGCCGTTTGTCCATTTCTATCTGGCCGCCGCGTTGTCTCATCTCGGACAGGTCGAGGAAGCACGGGCTTCTATACAGGCGGGGCTCATCCTCACGCCTAATTTCAGCATCGCCCAATTCCACGTCAGTTCGCCAACGGACAATCCGACTTGTCTAGCGCAGCGAGCTCGTATTGCCGAGGGTCTGCGCCAGGGTGGACTTCGCGAGAAGTAAATGGCGAGAAGGCAGCCGGAGCCTGGGGAATCAATCTCGCGAACTTCTTCTGTGGGCACCTTCCGGACCTCATGCCATTCTCGAGACGAGTCCGGAGTGCGAACCAAAGCGAATGACCTCCAACCAAGCTGATTGTTTTTACAGATGATTGAGCGTGGTCGCCTTAATGGACGAACTCGCCGCCAGCCCCCGCTCCCCCACGGCATCCCACCCTATCCCCACCCCATCCCGCCCTGATCCCACTCCGCATCCCCCTCCAGCGCCCACGGTATGCAGCTCCGAGAAGTGATTAGTTCCGGGTCGAAGCAATTCGCGACCCGGAGAAGCCAGTGTCGGATCAATTTCTCAATCAGAAACAGCTGGCGCGGCGTTGGGGCCTGTCGCCACGGACGTTGGAGTGCTGGCGCTGGCGCCGGCAGGGCCCGGTTTATTTCAAGCTCGGCGGCAGGGTCACCTATCGCGTCGCCGATATCGAGCAGTTCGAAAGCGCCAACATCCATAACCCCAGTCCGAGCCAACTCCAGTACGCGAGGGCTGCGTGATGGCGCTCCGCATCGTTACCGCCGACGAGCGGCTCGCCGTCGCCAACGCCAAGACCACCGTCGCGATCTTCGGGCCGGCCGGTGCCGGCAAGACGTCGCTGGCGCGAACGCTTCCGCCTGACGAGACCGTGGTCATCGACCTCGAAGCCGGAATGAAGTCCCTCCAAGGCTGGGGCGGCGACTCCATTCCGGTGCGCACCTTTCCCGACGCAGCCGACGTCGCCTGCCTTGTCGGAGGCATTGATCCCGCGACCGACGCGCAAGGGTTCTTCTCGGAAGCGCACTACCAGCATGTCGTCGGTGCATATCCAGATCTCGCGCAGATGATTGCGAGGAAGCGATATGTCTTCGTCGACTCCATCACCGACCTGACACGCCAGGCCATGGCCTGGGCCAAGACCCGCCCCGAGGCCTTCTCGGATCGGACCGGCAAGCCGGATACGCGCGGCGCTTACGGGCTGCTCGCCCGCGAGACGATTTCCTTGCTGAAGCATCTGCAGCACGCGCCGGGACGCACCGTGATCTTCGTCGGCATCCTGGAGCGCGTCGTCGACGAGTTCGGCCGCGAAACTTTCCAGCCGCAGATGGAGGGCGGCAAGGTCGGCCGCGAGCTGCCGGGCATCGTCGACCAGGTGATGACGCTCTCCTTGTTCGATCCAGATCCCGGATCAGCGTCCGCGACAGGCGATGATGGCTGGCGTCACAACGCCACGAGCGGAACGACCCGGCGGCTGGTCTGCCAATCCGGCAATGCCTGGAGCCTGCCCGCAAAGGACCGCTCCGGCCAGCTCGATCCCACCGAGCATCCCAACCTGATGGCCGTGCTCGACAAGATCAACGGCAACAGGCCGGCGGCATTCGATCGGCTCGCCTGATCTCACACCTTTCAAAACATCCCAAACCGACAAGGACAAAACCATGTTCGATTTCAATGACGCCGAACCGCAGCGTTCCTCCGATCTCATTCCCGACGGATCATTCGCCAAGGTCACGCTGACCATTCGGCCCGGCGGCATCAACGGCGACTCCCCGATGGACGCCGGTCTGCTCAAGGCATCGACGCAGCCGGGTTCAGACGTGCTGATGCTCGACTGCGAATTCACCGTGGTCGAGGGGCCGAACATCCGACGGAAATTCTGGCAGGCGCTGACGGTACGCGGCGGCAAGGTCGACGAGAAGGGCGTGTCGATGGGCTGGCTCATTACCAGACGGACCATTCGCGGCATGGTCGAAAGCGCGTTCGGTATCGACCCAGCCGATGAAAGTCCGCAAGGGAAGGCCAAGCGCACGCTCCCCGCGCTGAAATCGCTCGATGGCATCGTGTTCATCGCCAAGATCAAGATCGAGCCCGGACGGGATGGGCAATCCGATCAGAACCGCCTCGACATCGCGGTCACGCCCGACCTGCCGGAATGGTCGAAGGTCATGAAGGGCGAGGACGTGCCGCCGCGCCCGGGCACACGCCGCGCACCGAAAGCCGCCGCGACACCGGCCGACGCGGCACCTGCGTGGCGCACACAAAACGGCCCAGCCGCATCCGGTGCCAAGCCCGCGTCGGCCCAACGTTCGGCCGCGACAGGGCCGGCCAGCGGCAACACCGGCGCCGGCGTCACGCCAGCCTGGCAGCAGGGCCAAACTGCCGGTCCCGCCGCCGCGCAACAGCGCTCCGGTCCCGCCTGGCTCAACGAGTGAGCCATGGCAGCGAACGATCCGACCAACCGCCACCCCGATGATGTCTGGGCTGATCACGTGAGACAGGAATGCGCAAAGGCCGTCGCCGAGTGGCTCGAAGGTTCGGTTCGCCTGGAGCGGCCAATCCGCAGCCTGACCTCCTCCGATCTTCAGAACATCGCCGAAGCAGCAACCAGCCGCTGGATCGTCCTGGCATCGCAGCGGATCGCACAGGTGCCCGACGATCCCGTGTCGCGGAAGCTCTCGCGACTGCTGATGGTTTGAGGCCCTGCACCATTTGCGCGCGACCCGCGCGCGGCCTGTTCTTCACCCACCGGCTGCGGCCGGATCTCCACCCGACTTACGCTTTCTGTTCGCGCTCCTGCCAGCAGGCCGGCGCGGCAATCGCAACGAGGTTGAACGGCATGATCGACAAAACTGCAATCGAAACCAAAGCCATCAAGGAGGCGCGGCGACCCTTTGCCGAGGTGATTGGCGAACTCGGCCTGATGCCGGCCTTTGAAGGACGCTCCGCCGCCGAGATCGACCGCATCATCGAAGCCTGTGTCGACGGCTTTCGCGAGGCGATGGGACGCCTCGCGCTTAGCGACGATGTGCCCTTTTGAGGAGCCGGCGATGATCGACCTCAATCACAGCTCGGGCTTCGTTTACGGCGGCGACGGTCCCAACGCCGCGCTCGCCGCAAGGCTCGATGTAATCCTGGAAACCGCGCTGACTGCGGAGCGCGATGCGTCTCCGCCGCGGGACTACCTCGGCGCCTCCCGCATCGGCGAGCCTTGTCTGCGCAGGCTTTGCTTCGAATATGGCGGAACGCCTGTTGATCCCGATGCCGCGTTCGACGGTCGCATCCTGCGTGTCTTTGACGCCGGTCATCGTTTCGAAGATATGACGATCCGCTGGTTGCGGCTCGCCGGCTTCGAACTCCTCAGTCACAAGCGCGATGGATCGCAGTTCGGCTTTGCAACGGCCGGCGGGCGCTTCCGCGGTCATATCGACGGTGTGATCGTCGCAGGCCCCCGCCTCGGCAAACCCTATCCGATCCTGTTCGAGCACAAGGCGCTCTCAGCCTCGTCCTGGCAGGACACCGTGAAGCGGGGCGTCAAGGCGTCAAAGCCAGTCTATTGGGCGCAGGCTCAAATCTACATGGCCTATCTCGCAGTCGCCTGGATGCTGTTCATCGCGCTGAACCGCGACACCATGCAGCTCTACCCCGAACTGATCGCATTCGATCCCGCTGATGCGCAGGCCCTGTCCGACCGCGCGGTCACGGTCATTCGATCTGTCGAGACCCGGCACCTGCTGCCGCGCATCTCCGATGATCCCGATCACTATGTCTGCCGGCTCTGTCCGTATGCGCGCCGCTGTCATCACCAGATGAGGGCCGCAGCATGAGCATCTCGCTTTCCGATAAGCAGCGCGCTGCGATTGCGATCATCAAGGATTGGTACACCAATCGGACCAAGCAGCAGCAGGTTTGCCGCGTGTTCGGCTATGCCGGTGTGGGCAAGTCCACAATCGTCAAATACGCCATCGAGGAACTCGGCCTCTCGGCCGACAAGCCGGGCGAGGTGCTCTATGCCGCATTCACCGGCAAGGCAGCGCTGGTCATGACCCGCAAGGGGACGCCGGCCTCCACCATCCATTCGCTGGTCTACCGGGTCTCCGAGGCTACCCCGCAGGAGATCGAGAAGCTCGAAAAGGAAGCCGCTGACATCCGTGCCGGGCTGCACGCGCTCGGGATGGCCGAACGGCTGTTCGAGGAAACGCGACTCCGCTCGCTGGAACTGCGGCTGAAGGATGCCCACAAGCCGCGGTTTGTGCTCAACGCCGAGTCCGCTGTTCGCGATTGCAAGCTGCTGGTGCTCGACGAGGTCTCCATGGTCGGCACTGATATGGCGCAGGATCTGCTCGCCTTCGGCAAGCCGACCCTGGTGCTCGGTGACCCCGGCCAGCTGCCACCGGTCAAGGGCGAGGGCGCCTTCGATACGCCCACGCCCGACGTGCTGCTCACAGAGGTCCACCGCCAGGCCGGCGAAAGCGCGGTGCTTCGGTTGGCGACGTTGGCCCGCCAGGGGCAGTGGATACCGTACGGGCACCACGACGACTTTGTCTGGAAAATGCGTCGCTCCGACGTTGGGCCGGACCAACTGCTCAAGGCGGATCAGGTCATCTGCGGACGCAACGCGACCCGCATTCAGCTCAACGTCGCCATGAAGCGTGCCGCGGGCTTCGATGCGATCTTCCCGGCAGGGATTGGCGAGAAGCTGATCTGCCTGAAGAACCGCAATGACGTCGGTCTGGTCAACGGCATGTTCGTCACGCTGGACGACATCAAGGACGACGGCGACGAGATCGCGTTCACGGCCTCGATTACCTCCGAGGACGGCAAGAAAATCGGCGGCGGCGCGAACGGCAAGAGCGAACGCTTCAAGATCTGGCGTGGTCCGTTCCTCGATCACGTGAGCCCTGATCCGGATCGCGAGCGGCGCGAATATCAGAAGAAGCGAACATCAGTCGAATGCGTCTGGGGTTGGGCCATCACCTGCCACAAAAGCCAGGGGTCATCATGGCCCAACATCGTGATCTACGACGACGGCCTTGGCCGCACCGCTGAGGACCGGGCGCGCTGGCTCTACACCGCAATTACCCGCGCCGAGCGCGGACTCGTACTGCTCGATTGAGGACATATCAGATGTATGATTTCAACCAGGCCGGCCCGCAAATCATCGATCAGCCACCGATCGACCTCGACGCGCTTAGTGCGGCCCTGCGCCAGACCGTGCACGCCTGGGCACCCCGGCTGTTTCCAAACGGGTGCAAGGTCGACGATGTCCTGCGGCTGGCAAACATCCGCGGCGATGCCCCGCGGAAAGCCGGCTCGTGCGTTGTGCATCTTAAGGGGCCGCATGCCGGTGATTGGTTCGAATTCGATGGCAATGTCGGCGGCGGACCGCTGTCGACCATCGCCGAAGCCACGGGCTTCGAGGGTCGAGCGCTGCTGTCGTTCGCCGCAGAACTTGCGGGAAATTTGCCGCATCGCTCAACCGGCAGCGCCAGCCCCAGGCAGGCGCGGTCTCCCTCCGAAGGAGCGACGGAGCGAGATATTGCCTTCATCCTCTCGCGCACTGCGCCGCTGGCTGGCAGCCATGGCGAAGCATACCTCCGGGCGCGCGGTCTGGACGCGACGCATGTCGAGGATCTGCTGTTTCATCCCGACCTCGCGCATTTCCAGACCCGTGCGGGATATCCGGCGCTGATTGCGATCGTCCGGGACGTCAACGGTGATCCGGCCGGCTTGCACCGCACTTGGCTCGATCCAGTATCGCCCGCAAAGGCCGCGCTGGATAATGCAAAGAAGTCACTGGGAACCATCCGCGGCGGCGCGATCAGGCTGTTTCCAGCCAAGAGCTTCGTCGTCGTTGCAGAGGGCATCGAGACCGCGCTCGCGATCCGGACCGCTCGCCCAGACTTGCCGGTCTGGGCAGCCATCGCCTCAGGTCATCTCGCCGAATGCCAGCTGCCGACCGCCATCCAGGAAATCCTGATCGCCGCCGACCATGATGCCAACGGAGCGGGCCTCAAGGCCGCCGAACGGTTGGCCGAGCGGCTCATTGCCGAGGGACGACGCGTCTGGCTCGTAATGCCGCCTCGGGTCGACACGGACTTTGCCGATGTTCTCGCGGCTGACGGCGAAAAAGGTGTCCGCGCGGTCCTGACGACCGCAACGGAGTTCGTGCCGGCGTCTCCGGTGCTCGCGTCTTCCATCATCGAAGGCCCCGTGTCGACCGGCAGAACGATTGAGGAGACCAGGAAGCTGTATCCGCTGCCGCGTCTGGAGAACCTGCTGCTCGAGTATCGCAATGCCAGCGACGGCTCAGTGCGGGTCTACAAGAACGCCGGCAAGGACAGGCGTGGGCAGGATCGCTGGGAAGCCGTCGCGACACCGTTCGGTCCGGTCGCACGCCTGCGCTACATGGATCATGAAGAGGCCTTTGGGCTTCGCGTCCATGTCGAAGCCATGGATGACCGCGTCCGCGCCGTCGATTTCGACCGTGCGTCGCTGGCCCGGGTCGGCGCCAGTGAAATCAAGGGCGCGCTGTTTGCGGCGGGCCTGCGCACCGAAAGCGACGGCGATAACCTTGCGGTGCAGATCCTCAAGGCCGCGGACCCTGCGGACGAGATTGTGGTCGTGTCCCGGCCGGGATGGCACCGGGTCGAAGGCAGGGATCATCCGCTGTTCGTCACTCCGAGCGGGCTGGCCATCAGCGGCGACGAGGCACGCCTTGAACTGGCGACCGCGGAGCGGTTTGGCGTGGTCACGCGGGGCACGCTCCAGGGTTGGAAGGAAGCGGTCGCAGCGGCAGCCGAAGTCAGGGGCTGTCCACATTTCCTGCTGGGCGTGCTCAGCGGCTTTGCCGGCGTCGTGCAATCGCTGGCCGGTCTCGATAGCTGCGGCATCAACCTCTCTGGTCTTTCATCGAGTGGCAAGACAACGGCGCAGCGTCTGGCTGTGTCGGCCTGGACCTCGCCGTCGATCGGCGCCGGCCTGCTGCAATCGATGCGGTCGACGGAGAACGCGGTCGAGGTCTTTGCCCAGGCCGCGTCAGGAACGGTGCTCGCACTTGACGAACTGGCCCATGCTGACGGTCGGGCTGTTGCGCGGCTGATCTACGCCATTGCCGGCGGTCAGGGCAAGGCGCGGCTCACCGCCGGCGCGGCGCTGAAACAGCGCTATGCCTGGTCGACCTATGCCGTGCTGTCGAGCGAGTGCTCGCTGGAGGAGAAGGTGAAGGCCGACGGCGCCTCCTGGATCGCCGGCATGGCGGTACGCATCGTTGACGTCGATGTCACCGACGTTGATCGCCATGTCCCCACCGAGCTGATGCGCACCATTGCCGGCGTCGAGAAGAACCATGGTCATGCCGGCCCGGCGTTCGTCTCCAAATTGATCGAGCGCAAGCGCCACCATGCGCCGGACGCGCTGCGCGAGGAGATCATCGACGCCGCCCGCAAGCTCGCGGGCCCGACGGCAGACGCAGCACGTCTGCGCGCCGCGACCTGCCTGGCGCTGCCGCTGGTGGCGGGCCGCCTGGCGCAGGATTTCGACCTGCTGCCGTGGTCGATTGATCTCGACGGCGCGGTCCAGTGGGGCTGGGACCGCTTTACCCGGTCCTCCGATGCCGATGCGCTCGTTCCAGATGAGCAGGCCATTGCCAACATTCGTGCCTGGATCGCGGAGCGCTGGGACGTCACCATCAAGTCGGTCGACGTTGGCGCTGCCGGGTTTGACCACAAGCTCAACAACCGCGAGGCCGTCGCCTGGTACGACGCGACCGCGATCTATCTGCCGGTGCAGCGGCTGCGCGAGGCCTCAGGCGAGACGCTGAAAGCCCAGCAGATCGTCAAGGCGCTGATCGACCGCGATCTGCTCGCCAAGCGGCACAACAACAAGCGTGCAACGGTCCGGCACGTGCCCGAAGTCGGCCGGATCGATGCCTACGCGCTGAAGCGCCAGGAGTTCGGCCGGCGCTCGGCGTGGCAGGGATCGCAGGTTGATGGTGAGGACGAACAATGAGCGCTATTCCCTGCTCCATCCAATCGCAGGTGGCTCCGGTGGCTCCAATGGCCCCGATTTGCGCCCGAAGTCCCAAAATCAGGGCCATCGAGGCCACTGCTGAAAATGCGGTGGCACAAGTTAAGTCATTGGCAGGAAAGGTCGAAGCCAGCGAGGCCACTGGGGCCACCGCAAAATGAAGAACCATGGAAATACGACTGCCACAAATGTGGCAGGGGTCGCGCGTAGAATCTTATGTTTAGAGGTGGCTTTGGTGGCCACGCTGGCTTCTACCCTAATCCATCAATGGTTTAGCTGCAGCCACCTCGATTTCTTCAGTGGCCTTGGTGGCTCAAATTCTTGTTGGGCCCGACCACCTCCCTGACCTCGTGAAGTGACCAGACCGAGCGCCGGAAAGCGCTCGCATCCCGCACTCACGTAACCTCAGGAAAACATCATGATGACAGCAGCAACGCGCGCCTCTGGCGCCGCGACCGACCTCGCCTTGCCTGAAACAGCACCAGTCCTGCTCCGAAAACTGCAACCACCCGAACCGCAGCAATCGTCCGTGCTCGCACTCGATCTCGGCACCACGACCGGATGGGCGATGAAGCTCGCCGAGGGCCCGATCGAAAGCGGAACCGTCTCGTTCCGTCCAAGCCGCTACGATGGGGGTGGCATCCGGTACCTGCGCTTTCGTGGATGGCTCGATGGTATGGCCACCGAGCCGACCGGTCTGCGCGCAATCTACTTCGAGGAAGTCCGGCGGCATGCCGGCACTGATGCCGCGCATCTCTATGGCGGCTTCCTCGCCACGCTCAGCTCCTGGTGCGAGCAGCGCGGGATCGCTTACCAGGGCGTTCCGGTCGGCACCATCAAGCGCTTCATCACCGGCAAGGGCAATGCCGACAAGGCCGCCGTCATTGCCGCGGTGAAAGCCAAGGGATTTGCGCCTGTCGATGACAACGAGGCTGATGCGCTGGCGATCCTGCTCTGGTCCATCGCTACCCAGGGAGGCGTGCGATGATCCGGCAGCGGCTTCCCGACCGGCGTCCGTGCGTCACCATGGAGTTGGTCCACGACAGCAGATCGTACTCCGTCACGATCGGATTCGATCGTTCAACAGGCAGGCTCGGCGAGGTGTTCACCCATGGCGCCAAGAACGGCTCGACTATGGACGGCATCCTCAATGACGCCTGCGTGGCGCTCTCGCTGTTGCTTCAGCACGGCGTCGAGCCGGCTGCACTGGCCGCAAGCATGGGACGGCTCGGCAACGGCAATGCCCCGGCCTCCATTATCGGAGCTCTGGCTGATCTCCTCGCTCTGGAGGATCAGCCATGAGGTGGACACCCAGGGGTTTCGGCGGAGAGCGCCGGTCCGCGGACAAGGTCAAGCACGAGGGCTGGCACGAGCAGAACATCCTCGTCGTGAGCCTCGACGATCACCGCCTGAGCTGGCCCGAGCGTGAGCTGATCAATCAGCTCGGCACCAAGCTCTACGGCAAGCGTAAGCCGAAGGAGGAAAGCAATGCCTGAGAAACAGCTCACGCCATCCGAGATCGAAGCGCGCTTTGTCGATGCCGCCGATGTCATGAAGCGGCTGCCAGGATTGCGCGTGCCCGGCTACTTCAACACCTGGCCAACGATGATGAAGGAGTTCTCCGATCTCGTGGGTCAAGAGCCAGTACGGATGCGACGCCCGCCGCCTCCACCGGATGCCATCAGTCGCATGGAGCAGACGCTCGAATGGTTGCGCTGGCTCGAGCCCGAGGACGCCAGGATCGTCTGGATGCGGGCGAGCGGCGAACGCTGGAAGGCGATCTGCTGGAAGGTTGGGCTGGCCAGGACTGCAGCCAACCAACGCTGGGTCTACGCTCTCTGCGTCATCGCCTGGAGGCTGAGCGGTGCGAGGGGACGACCGGAGGCGTCCAGGCGCCGGCTGATCGAAAGATTTCGGACTAGCGAGACCTGAAAGCAAGAGGATCGACCGAAAGGCTGAGCGAGCGGTCGTAAAATCTAAGCGGTGCAACGCCGGTTGTCGATTGCTAGACGGAAGCCCGCTTCTTGAGCAAGTATTGCCCTGCGATCAGCGGTCATATCCAGAGTACAATGATTTTGGTACACTCGCGGAGATTGGTAAGATCTATCGTTCTCGCTGGTCGGCCCTTACCCTCCCTTGCCCGGAAGACCCATGCCCCACAAGAGAGATGCCCTTGCCAATTACGTACGCGGCGCCGTCATGCTCTTCATGGTGGCCTGCTTCGGACACCGGGATGTGCGCGCCGCTGAGGCGGCGGTCTGGCCAATTCCGGACTGGGAGGTGTCCACGCCTGAGGAACAAGGCATGGATTCGACCGAGCTGGCAAAGATCATCGCCTACGGCAAGACTAAGAGTTTCGACAGCCTTCTGATCACGCGTCATGGGCGCATCGTGCTCGACACCTACTACGTCCCTTACACTCCCGACATCCCGCACAACCTCAACTCTGCAACCAAGTCGGTGGTCAGCAGCCTTGTCGCGATACTGCGCAGGGATGGCCTTCTCGACAGTTTCGACCGCCCGGTTCTCGACCTTCTTGCTGACCGCGATGCCGCGGGTGTTGACGAGCGCAAGAAGGCAATGACCGTCCAGCATCTCCTCGACATGACTTCGGGCCTCGAATGGGACGAGGGCTTCGAAGGCGGCCGGCAGCAGTCCCTGATCGACATGCGGCGAAGCCCGGACTGGGTTAAGTTCATTCTTGATCGCCCGATGTCGTCGCATGCGCCGGGGGAACTATTCTATTATAACAGTGGCAATTCACATCTGCTTTCTGCCATTGTTGCCAAGCTAACCGGGACGGCTACGTTTACCTACGCTAATGCCAAGCTGCTCGGTCCGCTCGGGATCGCACCACCGTTCTGGCGCAGAGATCCGCAGGGCATGGCGATCGGAGGATTCGGCTTGTCGCTGCGGCCGCACGACATGGCCAAGATTGGTTATCTCTACTTGCGCCGTGGTGAGTGGGCGGGCCAACAACTCCTTCCGGAGGAATGGGTCGACACCGTCAATCACGCTACCATCCCCATGAATGCCAGGGTCGACCCTGGCCTGACCTACCGCAACCAGTTCTGGGCGCTACCCGACCGCCATGTCTTCATGGCGGTCGGGTACCACTGCCAGGTCATCATGGTGTTTCCTGGTCTCGACATCGTGGCGGCAATGACCGCGAGGGATTTCTGTTCGTTCCGAAGGATGGCTGAGGGTATCTCCGAGGCGGTTAAATCTGACGGACCACTGCCGGCCAATGCCGACAGCGGTCGTCTACTTGCCGACACGGTCAGCGACGTTTCGATCGAGAAGCCGACTGAAGTCGGTCCGGCACCCCAGATCGCCTCTAGAATTTCAGGCAAGACCTATCGGTTTGGCGGCAACGCGCTTGATATCAGATCCATCTCGCTGTCGTTCACGGACGCGTCGAGCTACGCCATCCAGATCGATACGCACAATCCAATTGATCCCGTGATCCGCATGCGCGGACCGATCGGCCTAGACGGTCTATATCGCAAGTCCGAGCCGACCTCCTTCGGGTTGCGTGCGGTGAAGGGGACTTGGGTGAGCGGTGATACGTTCTCGATAGATCTGCAGTATGTGGGCTTGGGCGAGCAGCTGCAGTTCTCGCTCTCGTTTCGCGGCGACAACGAGGTGGTGCTGCGCGGCAAGGCCAGGGGCGGCCGCGAGGTTGCGGTTGATGGCGAGGCCAGTGATTGAAAAAACCTTCGCGCCATCGCTCGCGAATTCCGGATCTCGCGAGCTTTGCCGGGCTTCAATTTGAGGCCAGATCTTCATGAGATGCTTCCGCTAGTGTGAAGTTTCGGGCCTAGCCCTCTGCTGTTCGCGCTACTTCCTGCCAACGCAGCGAAGCCAAGCGAAAAGTGTTCGGCGAACACTTTTCGCGCGGACAAAACGGGGCGAAATTGCTATCTCAATTGGCATGATGGCGACGGTCGTGAGGAGCGGCATCTCCCGATGAGACTGCTGATCAACGCCAAGGACCAGGTGCTCGCCAAATTCGGCAATCAGCTTTCCGCACTCGGTGAAGGCCAAGCACGGATCGCAATGTCCCGGGCGCTCAATCACGAAGGCGACAAGGGGCGAACGCAGGTCAAGCGTGCACTCGCTAAGCAGATCGGCATCAAATACGGCGCGATCGACAAGGCAATGGCGACGATCCGTTCGACGCCAGCAACGCTAACCTACCGGCTCAAGGCGCGCGGCGACGAAACCAACATCGCCTGGTTCGGCGGTGTTCAACGGATCAGGGGCGTATCGGCCGCGCCGTGGAACAAGCGACGGATCTTCCGGCACGCCTTCGTCATCACGGGCTTCGGTCGCGCCTTCGTCCGCATGTCAAAGCAGCGTCTTCCCATCCGCTGGCTCTACGGTCCGAACATCGGACGCGAACTGGTGAAGGACACCAGCGCGGCGGCGTGGCAGCGCGGGGTTGCTGCGATCGTTTCCCGCATCGGTCATGAGATCCGACGGATGCTGCCGCGCTGACAAGTAGCGGAGCGCAGTCGAGTGAGTGCGAAGCGTACGAGAGCGAAAAGTGTACCGGTACATTTTTGGGGGCTGACAGTGCTGAGTCCGGATGTTAGATCGATGGGATTGAAGCGGATGCAGCAGCGGCGAGAGCCACAGTGTAGTCGAGCGAACGAACGGGTCCTTCCTCGGGGGGCCTCATAAGCGGCGGCGCCGCCGCCCGGTAAACGAGCGTTTTTCCAGATCGAAAAACCTCAGTTTGGTTGGGTTTGAAAAGCGAAAAACCCAATAAAATCAAGTTCCGCTAACTCGAAATCTTCGAATTAGGCAAATCGCGGTCAGTTGGGTTTGACCGATTAGCGAGCGCGTATCTCCAAATGAATTCACCCGTCAAATCTCAGGTCGCCTGGCCGGCGGCCAAGGTCGAACTGTGGGCCATCGATCGGCTCTCGGCGAACCCGCGCAATGCGCGCATTCACGGCGAGGAGCAGATCGAACAGCTCCGGGCCTCGCTCCGCGAATTCGGCTGGACCATGCCCGTGCTGGTGCGCGAAAACGGGATGCTGATCGCAGGCCACGGCCGGCTTGAGGCCGCGAGGCTCGAAGGCCTGACCGAGGTGCCGACCATTGTCGCCAGCGGCTGGTCCGATGCGCAGTGCCAGGCCTACGCCATCGCCGACAACCGGCTGACGGAGGCAAGCGAGTGGAACGACGAACTCTTGCGCCTCGAACTCGGCGACCTTCGCGCGGTCGGTTTTGACCTGACGCTGACCGGCTTTGATCAGGACGAGATCGACGGCCTATTGCAGATCGATGCTGACGTCGACGGCGATCCCGACGAGGTGCCGGAGCCGCCGAACGACCCGATCAGCCGGCCCGGCGATATCTGGATTTGCGGCGATCACCGGGTGCTGTGCGGCGATTCCACAGTGCTCTCCGATGTCGAGAAGGTGCTGGATGGCGAACTGGCCGATATGGCCTTCACTGACCCGCCCTACAACGTGGACTACGGCAAATCGGCCCAGGACAGGTTTCGGGCGAAACGAGGCCCGAAGGGCCGGCCGATCCTCAATGACGCGCTCGGCGAGGCGTTTGGCCAATTGCTCTATGACACCGCGGTCAACATCCTCGCGGTCACCAAGGGTGCTGTCTACATCTGCATGTCGACCTACGAGATCGGAAAGCTGCAGAAGGCTTTCAGGGACGCGGGAGGTCGGGTGTCGACCTTTGTTATCTGGGCCAAGAACACCTTCACGCTCGGGCGCTCGGATTATCAGCGCCAATACGAGCCGATCCTCTACGGCTGGAAGGAGGGTTCCGAGCACTTCTGGTGCGGCGCGCGCGACCAGGGCGACGTCTGGTTCGTCGACAAGCCGGCCAAGAACGACCTGCACCCGACGATGAAGCCGGTGGCGCTGGTCGAGCGCGCCATTCGCAATTCGTCCAAGAGCCGGGATGTCGTGATTGACTTGTTCGGCGGTTCCGGAACCACCATGATCGCGGCGGAGCGCGCCGGCCGGCGGGCGCGGCTGATCGAACTGGACCCAAAATACGTCGATGTGATCGTGCAGCGCTGGCAAGATATAACCGGTGGCCGCGCTGTCCACGCCGCCACCGGTCAGCCTTTCGAGATGCCTCAGGCGGCGATGCGATAGACCCGCCCGCGTCGCTCGTCCTTCTCGGACTGGACGTCGAGGCCGAGCTTCTTCTTCAGCGCTCCGGCGATAGCGCCGCGCACGGTGTGCGCTTGCCACTCCAACGCCTTGACGATCTCGTCGAGGCTTGCTCCTTGGGAGCGTTCGAGCATCTTGATCAGCTGGGCCTGCTTGCTGTTGTCGCGGGTTGCGCCCGGCTTCTTGGAGGCAGCGGGTTTGGCCTTCTGTGCCTTTGCTGCGGCCTTGGCCGCGGGCTTCGGCGTAGGCTTGCCCTTGGACTTGACCTTCGTCTTGGCCTGGGGCGCCGGTTTGGACTTCGACTTGCCTTGGGATTTGGCCTTCGTCGGTCCCTGCTTCTTGGCGTGGGCGCCAGCCTTCTTGGTGGGCTTGGCGTCGGTCGTCACGACGGCGTCCGGCGCGGCGTCGTTATCTCGCGCTGGCGGTTCGTTTGGCGCGGCTGTCTCGGTCGCGATGCCAAGCGCCTCGAACGCCGCCGGTGTTGCGCGCAGAGCCAGGCGGGTGCCGTCGTCTGCCTGTCGCCAGACTTCATCGTTGAGTCCGGCGGGGCATTCTTCGATCAGCGAACTGCGCAGCAAGCTGTTGAGCACCTTGTCGGCGGCGGCGCCCTTGTGCTTGAGCGTCAGGGGAAGGACGGAACGGTCGTCGCGCTGAGAGGCGGCGGAGAGGACCACGAGTTGGGCGTCGGAAAGCTTGGGCATGTTGCAGGCTCCTTGCAGCGAGCCGCGACCATCGCGACCCTGCTACGGCCTGAAGCCCCGCGGTCGCTGGACGCACGGGGTAAGGTGAGGAGCTTTGGCGGTTATTCCGCGTATTCGCCTTCCTTGAAGGCCGCGTCAGAAATTTGCTTGAGCCGCTCGGCGTAGTGAGCGATCGTTTCGACATGAGACCAGGTGATACTTTCGGGGCTGTATCCAAAATGATCGTCGCTGAGGTCTCTCAGCCGTTTGAGCATTAGGTCGATATCGGCCTTGCGGGTGATGAAGGCGTCGAGGGCATCCTGGCGATTGTCGGGGCGGCGCATATTGGTCTCCGTCGGTGGTCGCCATACACGCTCTGATCTCGGCACAAGCCAAGCAGAATGTGGTGCATTCGGTTGAAAGTTGATGGCACAACTTTCAGGAAGTGATCGGCGGAAATGGCGAAGACGGCGGGTGCGCGTGGCGCGGATGACGCGGCGGGCACGATCGCCCCCGATGTCGCCGCCAAGTTGCTGATGGTCACACCGGAATGGATCAGGCGGCTGTCGAAGGATGGTTGGATCCCAAAGGTCGAGCGCGGGCGCTACCGCGTGGTTGACGTGGTCCAGGGCTACATTCGTTTTCTGAAGGACCAGGCGCGACGCTCCAGCAAGACGGCGTCGCATAGCCGGCTGCAGGACGTTCGGACGCGGAAGGAGGAATTGGCGGTCGCTCAGGCCGAGCGCGAACTGGTCCCGCTGGCGGAGGCCATGACGCTGGTCGACGAGGTCGCCGGCGCTGTGGTCGCTCGCGTCAATGCGATCCCCGCCCGCGTGACCCGCAACATCGAACAGCGCTCGCTGTTGCAGCGAGAGGTGGATGACGCGCTTGCCGAAGTGGCCGATCGCATCGAAAAACTTCGCGACTCTTATCGATCGGGCGATCAGGATCCTGCGCCCGACGAAGAAGGTGCCGGCTGACGAGTGGGCGCGCACCAACCGTGTGTTCCCGCTGTCGTCTGGGCGGCCGGGACCGAAGGACCCTGCGGTCACGCCGTATGTGATCCCGTTCGTGCGAGCCTTCGACGACCCGCTCTACAACACGGTGGTGCTCGTCACGGGAGGACAGAGCGGCAAGACGGAAAGCGTCATCGACGTGATCCTGTCGCGGCTCGATCAGCGCCCGGTCCCGATCATCTATGCCGGCCCCGACCGGAACTTCGTCACCGACCAGTTTGAGCCGCGGTTCGACGATGCGCTGAACCGGTCGACGAGCCTGGCTGCCAAGCTGGCGCGCGGCAAGAAGAACAAGAAGACCCGCAAGATTGTCTCGGGCGTGTCGGTGCGTCTGGCCTGGGCGGGCTCGGCCAACCAGCTGAAGTCCGATCCCGCCGGGCTTGCCATTGTCGACGAACGGGATGGGATGTCCAAGAACGTCAAGGGCGAAGGCGATCCAGTCCGCTTGCTGGAAGTCCGCGGCGATACCCATGCCGACTTCACCCTCGGCGTGACCTCGACCCCGACCGTCGGAGCCGTCGAGATCGAGACCGACGACCGGACCGGCCTTGAATTCTGGAAGGTCGTCGACAAGGACGACATGGCGGGGCTCGACAGTCCGATCTGGAAGCTGTGGCAGCGCGGGACTCGGTATCACTGGGCCTGGCCGTGCCCGCACTGCGGCGATTACTTCGTTCCGCGGTTCGACTGCCTGGTTATTCCCAAGGTCGACATCACGCCCAAGGGCGGCAAGGAGCGGATCGAGCGGGATGCTACGCCGATCGAGGCGCGCCGGCTCGCGCACCTGCAATGTCCCAACTGCAATGGTTTGATCGAGGAGAAGCACAAGTTCGAGATGAACGCTCGCGGCGTCTACGTGGCGCCAGGCCAACGTATCGAAGTTGGCAGCGTCATCGGCGACCCGCCCGAGAGCACGACCGTGAGTTTCTGGGTGTCCGGTCTGGCATCGCCGTTCGTCTCGTTCGGCGAGCGCGCCGGCCGCTATGTCGAGGCGCTGAACTCCGGCGACCAGGAGGAGGTGCAGACCGTCATCAATGGCGGCTTCGGTGAATTATGGGCGCCGGCCGGCGGCGATGCGCCCGAATGGGCTGATGTCGCGCGGCTTCGATTGCCTTACCGGTCCCGCGACATCCCTGCGGGTGTGCTGCTGCTGACCGCGGGCGTCGACGTGCAGAAGAACCGGCTGGTCTATGTGATCAGGGGCTTTGGCGTTCGCCAGGAAAGCTGGCTGATCGAGCAGAACGAACTCTGGGGCGAGACCGAGCACCAGGATGTGTGGATGGATCTCGCGGAGATGCTGGCGCGGCCGATCGGCGATCTGATGATCCGCCGCGCCTTCATCGATTCCGGCTTTCGCCCGGGCAAGAAGGATGAGGTGCCCGAGCATCGGGTCTACGAGTTCTGCCGGCGTCACGCCCGGGTGGCCTATGCCGTGAAGGGATTCGATCATCGCGACCAGCCGCTGTCGGTAAAGCGGATCGACGTGACACCCAGGGGCAAGGCTGCCAAATACGGGTTGGATCTCGTTCGCCTGGACAGCGACTTCTTCAAGTCCTGGGTGCACGAGCGGGTGCGCTGGCCGGACGATCAGCCGGGCGGTTGGCATCTGTCGCAGGACGCGACGGAGGCTTATTGCCGGCAGATCGTCTCGGAAGGGCGCGTGAAGAAGCCATCGGGCGGCTATGTCTGGGTGCAGCGCTCCCGCGAGAACCATTTTCTGGACTGCGAGGCGCTGGCCTATGCCGCCGCTTACATGCTCGGGGTGCAGCGCATTGCCGACTCGGCGCAGCGGCCAAGATCTGAACCGAAAGCCAGGTCGCCCGAGACACCGGGCACCGACGCGCCCAAGGCAACGACCAGCATGGCTGCGATGGCGCGGCTCAACATGGGGCGATAATGGCGACATCAGCGGAACTGTCGCTTTGGCGGCAGCAGCTTGCCGAAGCGGAGGCAGCGCTGCATTCGATCCTGGTGCAGGGAAGCATCGCGAGGATGCGGCACGGCGACAAGAGCATGGAGTGGAACGCGCAGAACGTTGGGGACCTGCGCGCCTATATCGCCGAGCTGCGCGGCAAGCTCGGTCAAAACGGCCGGGGCTCTGCGCGCCGGGTGATTTTCTAGTTGCACTAGCGCTTCGGAAACTTCCGGTTTCGGAGCACAGCGCACATGGCTTGATCTGCTGCCCGTTCGAGCCAGTAGCCGATAGAAATCCCTATCCAATTCGGCATGATGGGCTCCTTCCGACAAGCATCATAGGCGTTTCCACTCCCGAACGACGATCTGGAAATCGTCCTCGTAGACAATCTTTCCCGGATTCTTTGATCTGAGTAGGCGCACTGCGATGCCGTGCTCCCTGAGGAGAGCCCCAATCTCCCACATTTTTTTGATCGACGGTTCGGCCGTGTCCTTGAACCACGAAACCGCTTCAGGACCCCAGTCGCTCTTCGAGAAAGGCGGACAAGGGAGATGAGCGTTGAGCCACGCATACGCGTCCTCAAGGCAGGCTTGTTGATAGGAGGCCAGTTGCCCCCGGTCGCGAAGAAGCCGCGCCTCGGTGATGATACCCGTCAGCCATCGGTGGTTCTCACCTTCGGTGCCGACTACAAAGCGGACAAACATGCCAGGTGGCCCCTTCGCGGCTATTGATGCTCTCTTAAAAAGCATCCGCGACCGTCGGCGATATCCAAGACTTTCCGATCAAAGAGCGGTCTCAATGCCGGCGTAAGAGCAAACACAAAATCGATCCCATTCACGGTACGCAACGACCCTGCGGGTACGCGGTCGGGCTCAAATCCGCCAATCGTCGGACGGCCTTCTTCCTCGCCATCTGCAAGGATTGACCACGCCCACGTAATGCTTGGAACGTAGCCACGGGCAATCACCTCCACTCGCACGAAGCTTGCGAGCGCATCGGAAATTGAAAAGTTCGTCGGAACCGTGAGGTCGTAATCAGTCATTTTGCGCGGGCATCCGCCATAACTTTTGCACGATTAGTCTAAACTCAATTCATGAAAAATGCTTGCGAGGCGGCAATGAAGTTAACGGAATGCTACATCGCGGCCTAGTAGCGATGGCTTCCGATATTGGCACATCGCGAATTTGTGCCGCAGCGCAATACCCTGTCGCTATCGGGGGATGGCAGACATCGAGCAAGCCGCACTCATCAAGCGTTTTTTTTTGGTGCCGGCTAGGCGTGGAGAGTCAAAATGACCCCGTTCAATTCGGCTGAAGCTGTCGACTAGCATGACTGGCCTCCTTGGGCCCGACGGCAGGCCCGTGAAAATGCCAAGCTCGCCCCGCTCGCATGCGCGCATGCTGGCGGCGGGCTATTCCGGCGCCTCGGTCACCGATCCCGACCTGGCGCAATGGCGTCCGCCATTGTGGTCGGCCCAGACGGCGCTGTCGCCGGACCGACCGGTTCTGACGGCGCGCATCCACGATCTCGCCCGCAATGATGGCTGGGCCTCCGGCGGTGTGACTCGGCAGGTTGACGCCGTCATCGGCGCCGGCTGGCGGCTGTCGTCGAAGCCGAATGCGCGCTCGCTCAAGATCGATCCGGATGTGGCATCGGACCTGGCCTCGGACATCGAGGCGGCCTGGAAGGATTTTGCCGAGGACCCGGATTGCTGGTGCGACGCGGAGCGCCGACTGAGCATGGGAGGATTGCTGGCGCTCGCGTTCCGTCACCGCCTGATGGACGGCGAGGCGCTAGCTGCCATCCTCTGGCTGCCGCGCGGCGGGCGCTTTGCAACGTCGGTCCAGGTGATCGACCCGGACCGGCTTTCGAACCCCTACAACGGTATCGACACCTATTGGCGGCGTCAGGGCATCGAGATCGGCGAGCACGGCGAGCCCTTGGCGTATCACATCCGGCGATCCCATCCCGGCGACCAGAACGTATTCAATCCGATGTTCTGGACCTGGGAGCGAATTCCCCGAGAGACCAGCTTCGGCCGCCGGTTGGTGGTGCACGCCTTCGAGTCCGGGCGCGCCGGCCAGTATCGCGGCGTCTCGATCCTGGCGCCGATCGTCAAGCGGCTGCGGATGCTTGGGCGCTATGACGAGGCCGAGCTGCAGGCCGCGGTCCTCAACGCGGTCATGGCGGCCTTCGTCGAGAGCCCGTTCGACCACGATCAGTTTGCTTCGGCATTGGGCGGCGGTGAGGAACTGTCGGCCTACCAGCAGCAGCGGCTCGACTATTACCAGGCAGCGCCCATCAATATGGGCGGCGCCAAGATCGCTTTCACGTTCCCCGGCGAGAAGGTCACGCTGACGAAGCCCAATCACCCCAACAGCGTGTTCGAGGCCTTCGAACGTGCGAGCCTGCGCAATATTGCGTCCGCCATGGGCATGACCTACGAGCAGCTGTCGATGGACTGGGGCCAGGTGAACTATTCATCGGCGCGGGCGGCGCTGCTCGAAGTCTGGCGTGGCTTTGCCGCTCGCAAGGACCATTTTGCCCAGCAGTTCATGGCGCCGATCTATGCGGCTTGGCTGGAGGAGGCGATCGACCGCGGAACCATTTCACTGCCGAAGGGCGCGCCGGAGTTTGCGGAAGCCAAGGCCGCCTATTGCGCAGCGCGATGGATCGGTCCCGGCCGTGGCTGGGTCGATCCGCACAAGGAGGCGACGGCCGCCACTGAACGGATGTCGGCGGGTCTCTCGACGCTGGAGCGCGAATGCGCCGAACAGGGCGAGGATTATCTGGAAACGATTCAGCAGCGGGCAAGGGAGCGGAAAGAAATGATCGCGCTCGGGCTCGATCCGGATCTGATGACAGATCGCAAGGCTGTCCCCTCCAATGATGCCGAACAGGATCAGCCGACCAAACGGGTTGCGACGCCGGCATGATCCTTCGTCCCGAACTGGCGGCGCGTGTTTTCAACACGCCGCTCCTGATGCATCCGGGCAAGCTCGACGCGGTGCTCGCTGGCATCGGCGGGCGAATTGTCGAGGGCGGGATCGTCCTGGACCGTGCTGCTGAACCCATCGATCACGTGGCGTTCGAGAACGGGCGTCCCTTGGCTGGGCGCATCGCTGACCGGACTGGCCGGCGGTACGACGCCAACGGCTCGCCGGTGTTCGATATGGTCGACGGCGTCGCGCTGATCCCGATCGAGGGCACCCTGGTCCACAAGGGGGCCTATGTCG